GCACGTAGTCCTCTCCGTCCGGCATGCTCACCAGGGTCAGCCCCGCGGGCTCATCGCTACCGGAAGAAATCCCGACAGGTCGAGCCCTTGAAAAAAAGGGGTCAGGCTGTCCTTCAGCACCTCGAACACGATGCGGTTCATTTCGAGCGCACCGATGTCGTCGAACATGATGTCTCCGGCCTTGGTGACGACCGGCGCCCACGATGCGCCCTGCTGCTGGCGTTGGACGACATTCAGGGCGTTGCGCTGGATGTACTCAACATCCGCATCGGACATGTCCGCGAATGCCTGCACCATCGGTTCCAGCGCACTCAGCGGGTCGTCCTTGATGGATTGCGCCAGCCCGGAGAACGCCGACACCAGAGGCGCGAGGCGGCGAATGATGTGTGACTGGACGAATGGGTTCAGTCGGCCAGCGCGGTAGGCGTGTCCGGATACTTCAAATTCACACGCCATGATTACACCTGGTTCGCCACGGACAGGAGGAGCCCGGCAAGCGACTGGTCAATGATGCCGGCGTGGAAGTCCCATTCGACCGTTCCGCCTTCCTTGGCGTAGTTGACGGCAGGGATCTTGCCGAAGGCGACGGACTGGCACACGATCTTGTCGCCCGTCTGCGGGTTCGCGATGGTGATGACGTTGACACCATGCAAGGCCGAAGACGCGCGCTGAATCTGCGCCATCTGCGAGAGCCGGGCATTCGTCGGGCTGTTCTTCAGCAGGCGCACCACGACGCGGCCGGACTTGTTCGCGTGCAGGCTGTGCATGACGGAGCCGTCTGCGCCGATGGTCATTGTGTTGAGGTCTTCGGTGGGCTCGATGCTGATGCCTTCTTCGGCTGCTCCGGCCCCTGACCCGATGGAATACGAACCACCAGGGCCGGAGATGGACGCCTGAACGTCGAGGAAGCTATAAGTGACGGGAGCGGTCATGATCTGCGGCCCTCTTAGCGGTTGACGTTGATGGCGACATCAACGGAATGGACGGCGCCGGCCAGCTTGATAGCGGCCTGGAACGATACTGACTTGCGAGCGGCCCGGTCGGATGCGGCCTGCGTCGCAATCGGCGGGGTGAAGAGGTAGTAGCCGGAGGGAAGGAAGTCGCCGTACTTGAGCGATCCGAATCCGCCAGACTGCCAGGTGCCGGGGGCGATCAGGCCGTTGTTGATGCCTGCCACAAGCGCCGCTTCGATCACGGTGGCGATCAGGTTGTTGCCCGCATCGGTCTGAGGGATCTTCGACTGGCTGGTGTAGAGAGCGTTGTAGACGTCCGTTTCGATCCGGTTCCGCAGCCATGCCAGGCCGTGGATTTCGTCGAAATACGCCGGGCCAGACATCACGCCTTCTTGGATGATGGCGGTGCTGTTGTTGTACGCGGCGAAGACGTTCGCGCGCTTCGCGGCAAGCGTCTGCGCCTGCGTCGCGGTCAGCGTCTCGGCCGTGATGCCGGGCTCCGTCTTGTACATCAGGGTGATAGTCGTGCGGTTGCCGGTGAAGTCCACCGAGAACGCGCGGCCGAAGAGCGACGCCACGGCCTGCGGGGCCTGGCTGTACTGAACGACCGTCTGACGGTACGCGGCGGACTGCATGACGCTCGCGATGTCCGAAGTGCTGGTCGGGTCAAGGATGGTCGTGTTCGCGCTGGAGATTCCGTAGATGTGCCGTTGGTCGGCCTCTATCAGGGCGGCTACGGCCAAATGATTGGCGTTCGACAGCTCCACGGAATCGGCGAAGGTCAAGCCGAAGAACTGGGTGCCGAAGCGATCCAGGAAGGACGACACGCAGGCAGCGGGCGTCTCTGCGACGATGCCGGAGACGGGCGTGGAAGCCTTCGAGGAAGTCAGCTTGAGCATGCCCGACACGTCCGTTCCGGCGCCCGGCGCGGTGGCGTAGGTCAGGGACGACGTGGCGCCCGTAGTGGCGGACTTGATCGTGAATCGCGCGCCGTCCCACAGGCACGAGCCGTAGGAGCCCAGCGCCGCGGTGATGACGCTGGCGACGCCGTTCATGTTCGTGACGCCAGAGAAGTTCAGTCCGGTGAGCGGGCGCGATGTGCCGTCAATGCTCACTGTGAAGCCACCAGACGTGACCGCGGTCCAAGTGGACAGGAGCTGGTCGGCCGCGGCGAGCACGCCACCATGCACGAGTCCGGCCGTCGCCGTCTTCGCCCAGCGGCCGATGTAAAGCTGCTGCGGCTGGGGCGATTGCGCGAAGTACAGCGAGGCCGCGGCGTACTCTGGGGCGGAGGTGCCGAAATCGCTCGCGACAGCGGCGATGCTCGTGTACAGGCGCATGCGCTCGGACACGTCGATGACGTCGGACGGGCCCAGCACGAGCAATGCGTTGAGGTTAGCGCCCTGCGCCGCGAGAGGAGACAGGTTGATGGCGACCCGGACAAGGCGGGATACGGAAAGACCGGACATGCGGAAATCTCCTTAGTGGTCTGTGGTGATCGTGAGGTTCGGGCTGCCGATGGACAGCACGGCGTAGCGGTGCGCAACGCCACGGCGCAACCGAAGGGTCGTGTCAATGCGCTTCTGCCAGCGCTCGTTGAGCAGTGCAGGCGCGGTAATCGGAGGCGTTAGCTCAATCAGGCCGAAGCCTGAGAGCGTCAGCGCCTCGCGGTTCTGTGCGAGGGATAGGCCGTCTCGGAACCGGGCATAGGCAGCGCCCATTCCAGGCCCGAAAAAGCTCACGAGGACGTCTAAATCCTCAAGCCGATAGGTGACGCTGGACTGCCCGTCATCAGCGTGCAGTTCCGCGGCAAATGTCTCAGGGTTACGGCCGGACACCCCCAGTGCAATCCACGTGACGTCGATGCCGGGCTGGTTCGGCGGATCTGGCTGCCAGCGAGGGCGCACCAGGTCGCCAGAGACGCCAGTGATCGCCGACACGTATTGCTGGAGGAATCTGTCAAGGTCTTGGTCCTCAATCGGCGCGGGCGACGTGTTCGGGGCGATGAATCCGGAGGTCGTGCTGTCGGTGCTCATGCCGGCGCATCCTCCAGGTAGTCAATGGACGAGCATTCCGCGGACACGAATCCAGGGCCGTAATGCGTCCAGTCATAGACCCGCGTGACGATGAATCGGCGCCCTCCGTACAGCAGGTGGTCAGGCTGGAACCCGTCTGCCGGACCGATCAGGCGCGTCGTGGTGTGGATCGTCAGCGTGTTCGGTTCGCGCTCCCCTTCCGGATCGCGCTGCATGCCCGGCTGGCTGCCAGCGGTGATGACCGCCACGATGTCAATCGTGGCTTCCGTGACGGAGACTTCGCCGTATCCATTCACGGACTGCGTGCGGCGGATGATCTGCGCACGCTCGGCGAACGCGGGGTTGCGCAGCACGCGGGTGACGTTCATTCGCGGCATGGGTCACTTCCCTTTCGAGCGGATGACGTATGTCATTGCGTTGCGCATTTGACCGGTATCCACAAGCGGCTTGTCGCTCATGCGCGGGGGCTTGCGATGCCTTCGGGCATAGATCGTCGATGCTGCAAGCGGAGCAAAATCACCGGCATTGATGGTCGCCTTGACTGCTTGGCTTGCCACGATCCCCATGCCAGACAGCCCTTTATCCACAATTGACTGCGGGTTCGGCTTCCCTTGCGTAACCTGGTCAATCGTGGCCCTGGCGCGCTTCGCCATGTCCCCACGGATGCGCAAGATCGTCGGCACCAGAAACGGACGTGCCGGCAGGTTGTGTGCCGGGTCTCCGGTTTCCTGGATGTAGGCAATCGCGGCGCTGTTGATGGGGCCGTCGTCGCGCCCTGCAGTCTCCGACGGGATTCCCACGAGCACCTGCCTTGCGGCCAGCTCTTGGACGGACTTCAGCACGTCGTCGAGGATGTCGACCGTCTTGATGACGCCCGTCTTCATAGCTGGATTCCTCCGACCCCCATCATCCGCCACAGGGCGTAGAACTGCGTCCCGTAGGTCGTCAAATTCCAATGGCCCGCGTCGGCGATGCTTGATACGCCCGTGTCGAATGCCTCCGACACCTTGTCGACGGACTGCGACGACAAGGGTCCGGCGTTCTGGCCTACCGCGCCTCCTAGCGCCGCCGCCGCCGCGTTTTCAGCATCAAGGGCCAAGTGGTGCGCAACGAACAGCTCTTGTCCGTGGTCGATCAGGTCGCCCCACCGATCCACGTTGAGCATTTTCGAGGCGATCACGAGCCAGAAATTGACGCGCGCATCGGGCGACGCTGCAAACTCGGGGAAGTCTGCGCGAAAGGAGGCAAGGTCGGCCATGGTCAGGCAGCCGCAGCGGCTTGCGTATCGGCCGTGGAGGCGTCAGCGCTGGCCTTGGCCTTGCCGCCCTTGGCGGGTTGAGCGTCTGCCTGCGCGGCTTGCAGCGCCGCCAGTTGCGCTTGCAGGTCGGCGATGGTGGCATCGCGAGCTGCCACCTCGGCGGACAGGTCGGCGACCGGCGCGGCGCCATCAGAGGTGTAGGCCTGGATGAACGACGAGTGCATCACCTCTTCGGCGTACTGGTCCGGAACGTCGTTCAGCCCGGCGACGAACTTCAGCAGCGCGCCATCCTTGCAGTTGAAGTTAACGCCGGGGCGGGTCAGGTAGATGGAAGCCATGTAGCGGTCTCCTTAGATGCCGTCGGCGTAGGCCAGGGTCTCGGGGTAGACGAACTCCACCGAGCCCAGCCGACAGAAGTAGGTCGTGATGTGGTGGATTCCGCGGTACTCCAGCGGGGTGCGTTGCAGCGGCACCATGGGGAAGCGCACGCGGCGCTCGTCCTTGGTGTAGGCCACCATGCGGTCGGCGCTTGAGGTGCCGCGGCCGGTAAGCCACTTCACCGGCTGGATGTTCAGCGGGCGGCCGTTGCGCGCCAGGCAAATGCTGTTCTGCTTCAGGAACTCCAGGATGCTGATGTTCCCGGCGCTACTGACCTTCTGGGACACCAGATAGCCGAACTGGGACGGGGGGATCAGCAGGGTGTCCGGCACGACGGCCCAGGCGGACGCCGCCCATGCGTTGTTCAGCAGGGTGTTGATGTCAGACAGGATCTCGTCCGGGGTCTTCTTCACCCACGTGGTGTAGGTGCTGGCGCCGGCCACGACGTTGCTCACGGACACGAGCGGGGAGTTCAGCAAGCCATACACTCCGAGGGTGGCATCGCCGATGTACACCTGCTCGTCGGTGTCCATCTGGTGCTTGAGTTGCAGCCCGGACAGCTTCTGCGAATCGACCGGACGACCCAGCTTGATCGCGCTTTCCAGTTCCGGGATGGTGTAGGCGACTTCCATACCCCAGAGGTGCAGCGGGGTCGTGGTCTTGCCGATGTCCAGCGCCAGGCCCTGAATGGCCGTCGAGTCCTTGCCGATCCACGCCTTGCCGGCAGGGGTC